TGAAAGCACGAGTGAAATCATTACAGCTACGCAACAGGTTGAGATGGCTGTCACTTACCTTAAAGATATTAAGAATCAGATTAAGAATCTTGAGATGGCTGAACAGGATGTAGAGGTCAAGATCAGAAACCTGATGGCAGATCGTCAAGAGATCAGAGCAGTAGATGGCACTACCTTAGTCACTTGGAAGTCATCTAAAGGCTCTAAGCGGTTCTCATCCACCTTATTTCAACAAGCTATGCCTGATATTTACGATCAATTTGTCGTAGAACAGCCAGGCTCTCGGAGGTTCTTAGTCAAATGAAATGCAAAAAATGTGATTCAGAATTTAATGCTGTGATGGCTTCTTGTGGCACAGGGTATAGCTGGAATTTATACAAGTGTCCTGATTGTGAACAACTTTATGCAAAAGCAATAACAAATGGTTTTTTGCCAAAAGAAGTTTCGCAGGACAAAAGAATAGAGGTGATGAAATGAACAACATAGATATAGCAATTTGGGTGATGGCTGCCAGTTCAGTCATTGATACAGTAATTACATTAGCGGAGATGATCCATGTCTAACATTGTCAGTTTTAATGAGATGGAGCAGATGGCACAAGCAATAGCCAAGTCTGGTCTATTTGGTATGAAGGACACCAACAGCGTACTAGCGTTGATGGCGGTAGCACAGGCGGAAGGTTTGCACCCTGCAACTGCAGCTCGTGACTTTCACATTATTCAAGGCAGACCAGCATTGAAGGCTGATGCGATGCTTGCCCGTTTTCAAAATGCAGGTGGCAAAGTTGAATGGAAGGAATACTTAGATGAGCGAGTTACAGGAGTTTTTTCACACCCCAACGGGGGTAGCCTTGCGGTTACATGGACTATCGAGCAAGCAAGCAAAATCGGTTTGGTCAAACCTGGGTCTGGATGGCAAAAGTTCCCTAGAGCGATGCTACGAAGCCGTTGTATTTCAGAGGGGATTAGATCAGTTTTCCCTGGATCTGTTACAGGGTTCTACTCACCCGATGAGGTTGAAAACTTTGAAAGCCCGACCTCCAAGCCTCAAGTATTAAAGGACATGGGCAAGGTTATCCCTAATGTAGTGGATCTAAGTGCCATCCCTGATGATATTCCTGACATGGCACTGCCTATGTATGTGCCAGGGCAAGATCTTCCTTATGCGCACTATGTCTGTCAGTCTGATTGGATTGATGGGTTTGCAGAGATGCACGCCAAGATCCATGAATCATCCAAGATGACACCAGAGGAAAAGTTTTCCAAGATAAAGGCATTTAGAGATGTCAATGAAGCCTATACAAAAACATTTGATGGCAATACAACAGCGAAGTTCTTATCAAAACTCACCCAACTTAGGAAGGAAATCAATAATGGCTAATGGTCATATCGCCCAGATGGGCAAAGGCGTTCTATTTCAGAACGATAAGAAAACCAATGAGCGTTCACCTGATTGGAAAGGCACTTTATTGCTTTCTGAGGACTATAAGGCAGGTCAAACACTCAAGATTGCGGGTTGGACTAAGCAAACCCCTAAAGGTAGCCTAATTAGCTTGTCTGAGGATAACTGGAAACCACAAAATCCAGGTGTTTATCCAAAAGAACTGAATCGTGTGGATGACGGGGAAGTGCCATTTTGAAAACACTAATCTCTATAGCTTTAGTTTTAATGCTCTCAACAGCGTACTCAGCTACTAAATGCGTTGCTGATGGCAAAGGTGCTATTTGTTGTTGGGATACCGAAACAGAAGGCGTTTTTAAGCCAATAAACTGCTGATGATTTACATAAACTTACCTTATCCACCCTCAATCAATAATTACTGGATTGCTAGTGGGCATCGTAGGTTTATAAGCCAACGGGGAAGGGATTTTAAAAATCATGTTGCAGAATATTGTGCGCAATGGCGTGTACCTAAGTTTGGGGATGCTCCCATGTGGGTTGAAATCGTCTTACATCCAAGATCCAAAAAACTCATGGATATTGACAACTGTATTAAACCCATTTTGGATGCCTTGCAAGATGCTGGAGTTTTCGATGACGATTGCCAGGTACAACGGTTATCTATTACAAGAGGTGTGCAGAAAAAGGGTGGCGGTTGTGTAGTCATGCTTGATCGAATTGAAGGTTTTTCCGTAAGCTCAGATACGAATTTGGCGTAAATTAGCCAAGTAGTTAGGTGCGCTACGGTGAGGGCGTTTCTGGGCAACTCACCACTTAACCTAATTAGGAGAATGAAATGGAATTAACTCAAAAACAAGAAATTATTAAATGTCTTAAAAAAGGCTGGAAATCACCCTTAGATGCTTTGAAAGAAGCTGGCACGATGAAGCTATCCACTAGGGTAGGAGAACTCAAAGCACAGGGCTACTTGATCATTGATAGATGGCATGAATCTAAGAAATACAAGCTCTACAAGTTGGTTGGAACTAAATGAATAAGCAAGATTTAATTGATTTTGAAAAAGAGGTAGCAGTTCACTGGGAAGCTGGTGATCTGCCTTACCTTATTCACTTGTCTGGTGGTAATGAGGACTTTTTAATTGATTTATTTGAGGAGGTTCAAGATGGCGATTGGATTTTTAGCACTCACCGTAATCATCATCATGCTCTTTTATCTGGAGTTCCCAGAGATGAGCTTCTTAGAAAAATTCTTGCTGGCAACTCTATGTTCGTGTTTGATAGCAGGTGCAATTTTTTTACTTCAAGTATTCTTGCTGGCACTTGCGGTATTGCAGCAGGGGTAGCTTACGCACTTAAAGCACAAGGCAGTAAAAACAAGGTTTGGTGCTTTTTAGGTGATGGAGCAGAAGATCAAGGTCACTTTTACGAGGCTGTGATGATGGTTCAAGGACACGATTTGCCTTGCACTTTCATTATTGAAGATAACAACAGAAGCGTAGATTCCAACTTGGAGGAGCGTTTGCCTTGTCAATTTAGGTTCAAACTACCAGGTTGCGTAATACGAAACTACTACACCCCTACTTATCCTCATGCGGGTAACGGCACTAAAAAGCATATTGTTTTTAAGGATGTTAAATGAGCTACAAAGAAGCCTTAACTAATGCAAATACTAAATTAGCAGGTTATCCCAATGTGCGTTTTGTGGGATATGGTCTTAAAAAAGGTCGTGCTTTAGGAACGCTCAAAAATGTCAAAGATGAACAAATTATTGAGATGCCAGTAGCAGAAAACCTAATGATGGGGTTTGCTATTGGACTAGCACTGCAAGGATACCTCCCAGTCGTGTTTATTGAGCGTATGGACTTCTTAATGAACGCAATGGATGCAATGGTCAACCATTTAGACAAAATTAAGAAAATCAGCGATGGTGAGTTTTTTCCAAAAGTGATTATTCGTTGTATTGTGGGCAATACTGAAAAGCCTCTTTACACGGGAGCTACTCATATTCAAGATTTTTCTCAAGGATTACGCAAAATGGTCAGTTTTCCAGTGTGGAATCTCAAAGATGAGGGGGATATTGCCACTTTATATGATCTTTGTGTGAAGGTTTCCGAGCCTGTAATGTTTGTTGAATACAAGGATTTAGTATGAAAAGTAACAAATATAGCGATTTTAAGATCTTTCACCATGTCGAAAAGCTAAATTCTTTTGTGGCGGGGGAGGTTTTAGCACCCGTGTATGTTCGGGTCAAGCCAATTAACCTTTGTAATCACGGTTGTTTCTTTTGCGTGTATAGCACTGGTTTTAGGGTTAAAGACGGTGGACCAGAAGAACATATTGTCAGTGGTATGCACGAGGACATGAAAGAAGATGACATCATCCCTAGAGATAAGATGATGCAAACCCTCAGTGAACTAGCCAACATGGGTACTAAGGCAATCACTTGGAGTGGTGGTGGAGAGCCACTGATGCACCCAGACATAGTGGATTTCATGCGCTTAACACTCTTGCTCAAAATGGATCTATCCATTATTACCAATGGTCAGAACCTAGCTAAAGAGAGAGCCGAGGTGCTTGCAGATGCCAAGTGGGTGCGTGTATCAATGGACTACACCAATGGCGAGGAAATGAAGCGGTTTAGGAATGTGACAGAAAAGAGTTTTGATTCTGTCATCCGTAATATTACTAACTTTGCAGCCATTAAAAGTAAAGACTGTGATCTTGCTGTGAATTATATTGTGCACCGCAACAATTACAAAAATCTTGGGGGACTAACCCAGTTATTAAAAGATAGCGGAGTTGAAAATGTGCGTTTCAGTCCTATGTATGTGCCTGATTTCTACGAATACCACAAGCCTATAGCGGAGGAAGTCAATGAGCAACTGGCGAAAATTCAAAAGATATGTGATGACCGCTTTACTGTTAACAGTACCTATAACACTACTCCTGGGAGCAGTCATTCTCATACTAGAAGCTATAACAGGTGCTTCGTTATGCAGACCGTACCCGTAATAGGTGCTGACATGAAGGTGTATGCGTGCCACAACAAGGCTTATGACAGCACTGGTTGCATTGGATCTATCAAGGATCAGAGCTTTCACCAGCTATGGTTTAGTAAGGAAACAAAGGAGTATATGCAAAAGTTCAATGCTAAGACTACTTGTATGCACGAGTGTTCTAACGACAGAAAGAACATATTGATTAACGAAGTGATTAACGCTAGTACCGACAACTTTATTTAAGGAAAATCATGGCAACTAAGAAAAAAGTAGCAACTAAAGAACCCGAAAAGCCAATTGTTTTTATTGCTACCCCTATGTATGGCGGTATGTGCGCTGGTTTTTACACTCAATCTATATTGCAATCTATTAGCGTACTTGCGCAAGCTGGGGTGCAAACTCAGTTTAGCTTTATGTTTAATGAGAGCCTCATTACTAGAGCTAGAAATGCTTTAGCCCATACTTTCCTTAAAACCACTGCTACTCACTTGATGTTTATTGATGCAGACATCAAATTTAGACCAGAGGACATTGTTGAGATGTTAAGGGCAGACAAGGACATCATCTGCGGTATCTATCCTAAGAAAGAAATCAATTGGAATAGTGCCAAGCAAGCAATGGATGCGGGTGTGCCTAATGAACAGCTAAAAAACTACACGGGTAGCTTTGTAGTCAATTTAGTGGGCTATGCGGGTGAAGTAACCGTTCCCGTAGCCGAGCCAGTAGAGATCTTTAACGGTGGCACAGGATTTATGTTGATTAAACGCAAAGTATTTGCAAAACTCAAGAAAAAAGTACCTTCTTACACCAATGATGTAGGTGATCTATCAGGTCAACTAAACCCTGCTGAAAGAATCCATGAGTATTTTGCTACTTCCATTGAACCTGGCACTAATCGCTTGTTGTCAGAGGATTATCACTTTTGCCGTATCTGGAGGCTTGCAGGTGGCAAGGTTTGGGCAGCGCCTTGGGCGCAATTAGGACACATGGGAAGCTACCTGTTTGAAGGGCAGCTTATTCCAGCACCTTAACGACATCCCCAACGCCTACGGGCAGCTTTACCACGCTCACCTTTCCAATTTTTAGATCTAGCACAAAATGATTTATGTCTAGGTCCTGATTTTGTTGGAGCTTTAAGTTTGCTGCCTGTTGCCCTGTTGTATTTTTTTCTGCCTTTGGCAGTTAAACCGCCACCTTGCTTTACAGATAGCTTCTCGCCACGACCAACGGAAAGATTAGTGCTTT